TGATGGTAGTATTGATTCCACAATAATTGAAAGTGTCATAAAGGATTTGGCAAAATTAAAATGTCCAATTGTTATTAAATCAACAATTACTCCACACGTTATAAAAAAACTTACAAAGGTAACAAATAATATTGTTTACAATCCTGAATTTTTAACAGAGAGAAATGCACTTGAAGAATTTGTTAATCCGCCTATGCATATATTAGGTGGCGAATCAAAAAATACAGCCATTGTATATGAAATATATGAAAACCACAGTTTATGTAAACCTTGCCCTGTATATTATATGTCAGCTGTAGAGGCCAGTTTTGTAAAATATGGCATTAATAGTTTCCTTGCTACAAAGGTATTATGGTTCAATCAATTTAAGGATTTGGTTGATGCTGAAAAAGGCAGATATAATATTATATCAAGTGCAATTGGTTCAGACCCTAGGATTGGTCATTCACATACACAGGTACCTGGTCATGATGGCCGTCGAGGTTATGGTGGTGCCTGTTTTCCTAAAGATACGAAGGCTCTTGCAAAATATGCAGAGGATAAATTCACTGTATTAAATGAGGTAATTGCTGTAAATAACAATTACAGAAAAAAATACAAGCTAGATGCAAGAGAAAAGGAACAAAAAGTACACTTTGATTAATTTTTTTGTTAATAAGTCCATAAGTTATTGTTTTTAAATAAATCTTTTTTTAATAAAAATGCGTTTTTTTGTTTACAAATGCATAAAAATATGATAGTATGTACATATAATAATTAATGAGGAGATTATATTATGAACAAAGAAGATTTTTCACAACTAGTTAATTTATTAAACGATTTAGAATGGGAAGTTGGCCATCAAAAAACGTTG